GCCAATCCGATACCTGCCGATTGCGCGGGAATGGCGGTGTACATCGATCCCGCCGGTGCAAGTATTACAAGAGTTACAACGCAGAACAGCGTCTACTCTTACTCTTGTCCTGAAAACGTTTATGAAGTGTCTGTCGCTTACTATGACATGTTCGGCGAGGGAGCACGGTCGCCGTCAAACACAGTCACAGTGAAACTTGTTATCGATGAGTCAATGCTGAAAGACGGGGCAATCAGTCTTGAAAAAGTTGACGAATCAATCAAAAAAGCACTGGAAGCGGGGAAAGTCAGTCAGAAATCCGTTAATCAGATAGTAACAAATTTGAATAAAAAAGACGGCTATAAGACGTACAGCGCCTTAACACAGCTGAACAACGCTATCGAACTTCGGGTAAAAGATAATGAGATCATTAACCGTATTAACTTAACCCCGAAAGGGACGACGATTGACGGCAGTTATCTACATATCACCGGTAAGACAACTATTGATAATAATGTCATAGTGAACGGTATGCTCGCCGCAAATGCGGTAACAGCAGATAAGATAGCAGCTGGCGCCGTGACGGCGAATAAGATCAGTGTTAATAGTCTTGAGGCGGTATCAGCTAATGTAGGCAATCTTAAGGGCGGGACTATATCCGGAACTACATTAATAGGCTCGACAATACGAAATGCGTCGAATACTTTTTCTGTCGATCCGGACGGGAACATCGTCGGAGCAACGCTCAAAGCGGGCACCATAGACGGTAATTCTGTCAGGATTAACGGCTACAACGTTAGAGCAGTTTCGATTCTAAAAGGTACTGGTAAAGGAGATTTTACAATTCCTCTTCCAGAAGGATACGAAGAAAAGGACTGTGTGTGGACGGCATTTCTAATGAGTAATGCGCGGAGTACTTATTCCTTTTCGATGAACGGAAGAAGAGTGCATGCCAAAGAAATATCAGGGGATTACCCCGACCCGCTGTGCGGTTACATGGTTATTGGTATTAAATAAAGGAGGCATAAATTGTGGTACAGATTTGATAATGGAGGCGTTTGTCGGTTCTCTTCTGACGGCGCGGTACAAAGAGAGCCAGATATAACAGTTTTAAAATCCGATATAGTATATCCGGATATTTCACGGCTTGTGCTTATTAACGGAGAAATTGTGGAAATGGAGGAAATGGCGAATGAAGCTAACAGTATTTCAACGCGGTGAAATTAGAGACGAAAACGATAAAATCATTCAAGAAGGGACTTACGGAAAACATACCGTATTTACTTCTTCTGACAACCGCGGGATTTTAGACTATATCATCAATAACTTTGAGGTGCTATATCAAGCAGTGCAAGGTAATTTATCTGGCATTGTCGATGTAAATTCCATTCTTAATACCGTCAAGGAGTACATCAATAAGCAGAAATACGTACAGTCTGTAGACGGAAAGGGCTTATCTACAAACGACTACACGGCGGAAGAGAAAGCCAAACTGGCGAGTCTTGAGAATTACTCTCTGACGACAAATAAAATAAAAACGGCATTAGGGTATATGCCGGTAAACGAAACTGCACTAAATGATAAAGTGTCTACTGTCGCATTAACGAACGCAATAACATCGGTGACGAATAACTTTAATCAGACACTTGCAGGATACGCACAAGAATCAGAACTAAACGACAAGCAAGATAAATTAGTTTTTGACAGCGCACCAACGGAGAACAGCAAGAAAATGCTGACGTCCGGTGCTATATATGCGGCGATACAAAAAGCCGTACAATCTATTTCCGATGTGGATAACACATCATTTTAAAAAAGGAGCAGAGGTATGACAATCACAAGGCAAGAAATCATTGACGCACTCATCAACGGGAGCGCCGAAATCGGGAAAGAAGAGTATGTAGATTTAGACGAAAGGAGTTTTTAATCATGACAAAAGGGAGAATATCTGTCGAAAGTGTAGCCGCTATTGCGAATGCAATTAGAGAAAAATTAGGTACAACCGCAACATATAAACCTGCTGAAATGGCACCCGCTATTCTGTCTATTCCGACAGGTGGAACAGGGGAAGAAATCCCGAAAATCTATGTAGCGAAAAAGCTTGAACATCAGAGTATTGTTATTACGCCGAGTGCTTTAACAACACCGGCGGAAATCGGTGATAAAAAGGTATATTCAGCTTCCGTATCTTCAATCGATATTAAAGTGGTACCCGCAGTAGGCTATGAAGCCGGGAACATCGTCGTCAACGGAAATGTTATGAGTAAAGAGGTTAATAATTACGCAATCGCTGGGGGCGAACAGATTACCGCAACAGCAGCTACAAAAATAGGTGAAGCACCAACGCTTGATATCCACGGCACGCTGATATTTACTGAAAATGGCGAAGATACATTGATCGCAACAAGCGATAAAATCAATACTACAAGTGCCGGATATCGTGTTAATAATGTTTACGCACATCGTATTGAGGATTACTTGATAGTCGAAATCAATATACCGGGAATCAACGAATTTTATAGCAAGCCGGGAATTTACACAACTTCTATCATTAATGTAAAAATCGGCGATGTATTATTCGATATGACACGCGAAGGTCCGAATAGTCTTTCAGGCGGAAGTGCGAAGGCGGATTTTGTGAAGTTAAAAGAGAACATCGGGAAACCGCTTAATTTCTCAATTAAATACGAATAATATTTACGTTACCGTGGGAGCCGTTCGGGCTCCTGCGGTATTAATTTTATTAAGAGGTATATGAAATAATGAGCATGGGGGATATGAGCCCGGAAGCGCTGGAACGAATCGTCAGAATTGAGACAAAGCTGGATATGCTTGTCGAAATGATTCCAAAAATGCAAGAATTGCAGTTGGCGCACGAAAGAGCAGCGCAGAGCGCTAAATCAGCGCACCATCGAATAGACAATATATACAAAGTGGCGGGGCTTATATCGACCATCGTATCTGTTGTCATTGCATTAATCGGAAAGGTGCTGTGATATGTTTAGAAAAATATGGAACACCGCAATACAATATATGCCAAAGGTAAAAGGGAAAGTTCGAACCTCGATGCAGATCGTCTACGTATACGGCGCCGGGCTTATCATTTTATTCCTGATGGTAATTGCGGCATGGGTACACGATTTTTACCGGACAGGCACAGCAAACACAACACTACTTATTAACTTCTTCAAAGAGTTTACGGCACCGGCAGTAGTCGGTGCTTTTACTTTTGTGAGTGTTTTTTGTGTAGACAAAAACCGCGACGGGCGGCCAGACGCCGCAGAAAAAGAAATAAAAAAAGAAACAAGAAAGGAAGTGCGTAGAGATGACAATAGCCGAATTTAAACAAGAGCTCATTGACAAAAGAAGCTATTTTTATCAGTTTCCGTGGCCGGCTACTACATACGGACACTGGTCGGCCGGACGGTACTTCACAACGTTTAACGATTATCATTTTAACGTTGACGGAGACGGCGAAATCATCTACACAAGACCGCTCGATGAAGTACCGCGGGCAACATATCACAGGAACACAGGCAGTATTGCAATTGCTCTGTGCTGCTGCTATAATGCCCGCCCTGGAGATTTAGGAGAATATCCGCCGACGGAAGCACAAATTGAAACGCTGGCGAAGATGTTTGCGGTCATTGCCGAGGTTTTTGACAATCCGATTGACCGTGAGCATTTCATGACACACGGAGAGGCCGCAAACGACGACGGCTACGGCTTGTACAGCGGAGATCCGGACTGCCGCTGGGATTTAGAGCAGCTGTGCGACGAAGATAAAATAGGGACCGGCGGAGATATTCTCCGCGGGAAAGCGCAGTGGTATTTAGAGAACGGGGTATGAAAAATGAACTATCAGGAAAAAGCAAAACAGATTGTTATCGATTACTACAATGAACATGTAGAAAAAACGGACAATAAAAAATTGACAGAAAGTGAAGTTTTTATCGTATGGTTTAGTAAAACATTGCAGAACTGGAAAGCGTTGATAAGCACGACAATATCCGATGGAATGTACTACGAAGTCACATACAATGGTGACAAAAAAGAAACATATCTTGATGCATATAAAAAGTGGGAAAATGTTTGTGTAAAAAATGTGGAGGACTGATAATGTGGATAATCAGAAAAGGGCTTATTTTATCGGCGGTCTTGCTGTCGTTCTGGTTATCTCCGTTATTATCTGGTTCGCATGTGCGGGCAGAACGGGTATACACGATCTCCGAAATGGAGCTGACACAGTTAGAAATGAACTTGACAGCGCTCGAACAGCACAGCAGGGACAAGTCGATACTCTTAGACAAGCAAGCGAAGCAACTGAACGAAGCGCAGGAGCAGTTGAAAATAGCAAACGAGCAAATCAAGAAATCTCAAGCATTGAACGAACAGACGCAGAACTCATTAGAGAGAGCCAATCAATACTTGAAAGAGTACGAGAAAGAGGCAGAACGGAAAATAAGAATTAAAACACGGCAAAGGAATCTATGGATAATGACAACAGTAGTAGCTGTGGGAGTGGCAATCTCCCGGAGGTGATCCGGTATCTACGAAAGAGGGCGGGAAACCGCCCTCTTTTTTATTGCATTTGATGATATAATATTATGCATAGAGCGAGAGCGGAGGGGAATATATTGCAACATTTATATTTCTTTTTTGATGATTCCGGAATTCTTCATGCGACGAATAGCGTAGGGTATTTTGTATACGCTGGATTTGTATTTACATCAAGAAATCAGTTAGATAATGCAAAACGAAAATATAAATCCTTACTAATAAAAATAAAAAAAGAATTGCAATGCACAGATGAATTAAAGGCAGCAGCTCTTGGTAAAAAACACAGAAGGGCGTTATATAATGTTCTTCGATCCGAAAGGAGCTTATCTGTCGAAGTTCATATACCAAGAGTATATGAAAGAATATTATGCTCGGGAAAGTCAATTTGTAGATACAAAGACTATATTCTTAAAATGCTGGTCAAAAAGGAAATCGAGCGCATAATTAGATCCGGGGAAATCTCTGCAGATAGTGATATTTTTATACATATAGCCGTAGATGAACAACTAACCGCAACTGATGGGATTTATGGTTTGAGAGCATCAGTTAAAGAGGAATTACAAAGTGGAATATCAAATTATAATTACGGGCATCTTCATCCCCCTTTATTTAATGCGACTGTAGAAGTTGAGGTTAAGTATTGCGATTCTAAATGTGATTACATGATTCAAGCATGCGATGTTTTAGCAAATAGAATATACTGCTCTTATAAATTTGATAATGTTTCATTGAGAGATATACCTAATCATTATTCTTTGCATCAACCTTGACAAATGTGTATAATAAAAGTACAGACATAATGTACTGTTTACATCCAAGAGCCGATGAGTCTATTAAGCGTGTAGTAAGCACGCCGTCTTGGATGGAAAAGCCCCCTGCCGGGGGCTTTTTTACATAGATTTTTTTTTCAGGGCGGTAATTGGGATTTTGAAATGCAGAATAAGTGGCAATCTACACAAACGCCCTTGGGTCACCAGAATATGTTTATCCGAACTCCCCATTTTACAGAATTTTGTAAGATGGGGAGTTCGGTTTTATAATTGTACGGTGATGCTTTAAAAAGTTTTCCTATATGAAGTCCGGTCTTCAATAGATTTTTATGCTGCTGATCGGATGAATGCCGGGTATGGATAACGGCTTTTACTGTATGAAAAAACAGCCTCCTTCAAAAAGTAGGTCGGCTGTGTGCTATTCCCATAAACGTAATAAGCCCCGGTTGGGGTATTACATTCCCGCTGTCGTATTAACGGTACGATAGCGGGATTTTTTTATATTGCAATTATAATTTCTCTATTAACTTTTCTCGTTTTCCCGCGTACTCCTCTTCAGTTAGAACCCCTGCATCGTAAAGCTGTTTTAGCTTCAGCAGAGTCTCTGCCACAGTGGCCGCATTCGCTACGGCTTCTTTTTCTGCAGTTTCTTCGGCTTCTGCCATCTCTACAAGTTTTGCTGCCTCGGCCCGGATACTTTCGACATCTGACCCGGCAGGGGCAGCAAACTGGAAGGTGGTAAATTCTTCCGGAGACATTTCAATAGCGCATCGGCGGCTTTCCGTAAATACGCAAGCCACTGTACACTGTTTTGCTCGGCCTTTGAGAAGAATACCGGCAATAGCTCCGATAGGGCCGAGGATAACAGCACCTAAGAACCCCCACCCCATCGATGGGCCAAATTTAAATTTATTTTCTTCAGTGATTTGTTCCCAGACTTCCAGATCCTTGTCGACACGGATAACGCGGAATTTCCCGTTTTTATCCGTATAGCTTAAAGCTATATTTTTACCTCTGGTATTAACTTCAACCTTTTTAGCAAAATTGGCACCTATTACTTTCAT